TCAAATTTCGGTCAGGGGGGCATTCTTATTGGTGAAAAGGCTGTAACAGCCGGTATGGCGGATCGTACTGGTTCTTTTGAAGGAATCATGAAGGAAAAAGAAAGAACAGATGATTCTAACTCATATGTTGCAACCAGCAACGTAAATAATGAAAATCGTGGACAAGGAGAGGCAAGTATGAATATTGAAGAACTTATGGCGAAACACCCTGAGTTGTACAAAACACTTTATGAAAATGGATTCAATGCTGGTGTAGCAGAGGGGAAAAAAGATACACCAACAGTTGACACAGAAGCTATTGAAAAGAAGGAAGCTGAAATTAAAGAATTGAAAGATTCTCTTGATGCACAGGCCGTTAAACTTTCCGATCTTGAAAAACAAGAGGCGCTACGTGCAGAGAAAGAACTGAAAGCAGTAGCAGAGGCAATTGAAACTGAAAAACTATCTGCTTCAAGTATTCCGGATAGGCTGCATTCAAAAGTAAAAGGGAGAATCAATTATAATTCATTTGTTATTGATGGTTCTTTCGATGCTACAAAATTTTCTGAAGCGCTTGATTCTGAAGTTAAGGATTGGGAAGCTTCTTTATCACAATCAGTACCAAGTGTGCAAGGCTACTCACATTCGGTTGACCCCACTACTGTGAAAACAGATAATGAAGCGGATGAGTTTGTTAGCCGTATGCTTGGTTACGTGCAGTAAACGTTTTTTGAAAATTAATTGGTTAATTGGTTAATTAGTTAATTACCTAAATACTTTATAGGAGGTTATTATGGGTATTACTTCAAACGCAGGTCTTGGTGGATCTATTCCTCAAATGAATAGAGGACCGGAAACACCTGGATCGAAAGCGCTATTTCATTCCGTAAGGGATATTGCGCTTGTTATTGATAAAACTGTGCAGGCGGGTTACGGAGTGTTAAAGCTTGGTAATATTCTTGCAAAAAATACAGCTACTGGCAACCTTGTACCTTACATTACGGATGATTACACAGATTCTAATGTAGGTCGATCTTATATAACAAACGATATTTCTGATTCAGCGGATACTTGTTATCTTACTAAACCTGATTCGTATAAATTTCAGGTTGGTGATTCTTTGATTCTGGCTCGTGCGAATGCTTCTGAAAGTGCAACAGCTACTCCCGGTACATCGGTCACAACAGCGGGTACTGTAATAGGCACGATTGCTGTTACCGATGATGGTGGTGTAACTACTGAGAATTGGACGGTTGTTTTTACTGCTGCTACTGCTGCTTCTGTTTACGGTAGTGTATCAGGGCATGTTGGTGATTGGGCTGACTATACTGCTGCTCCTTTTGCACCTAGTAACGGGGGTGATCCATACTTTACGTTGCCTACTGATTTTTTTGGCGGTACTTGGGCTGAGAATGAAACGTTTACCTTCTCAACAACTGCTTATAATGCTGGTTCTGTTGGTGAATATCATGATGGTGGCGCTATTACCGCAATTGATGTCGATTCTGATCGTACAAGAGCTTCAGTTACATTTACGAATGCAGTATCTGGTTCAGATTTTACTGTAGCAAATGGTACTAATGTTTATGTAAAATCTGGAACTTCTGGAAAGTTCTCAACAGCTTTATACGTTTTGGATAAAGATGTAGATACTGGTGACGACGAGTACGCTAAAGGGGCTAATACCTCAGTTGTTTTACATAACGCTGTCCTTTATAAAGCAGCACTTGTTAATTTTGATTCGTCTGCTGCTACTGATTTAGGGGCTACTGACGATGGAAGATTTGTAATTCTTAAATAGGGGGTGTATATGAAAGGCTCAGAAGGTATTCCGGCTCTTCATCTTGAAACATTGAATAAGCTGGTACAAAATTTTAAAAAAGCACCAAATTTGTATTTCATGAACCTCTTTTCCGAACAACCGTATGATTCGGATACAATTAGATGGGAAATTGAATACAATTCTGCTGGTATGACACCGTTTGTTGCACCCGGTTCGGTTGCTCCTGCAATTGGTACTGACGGGATCGGTGAAGGTTCCGCAAAGGCAGCTTTTTACAAAGAAAAAATGTACTTTGATGAGGAGTTCCTTAACAATATGCGGCAGCCCGGTACTTGGGCTACTTACCAAACTGCGGAAAGAAAACTTGCAAGGGGCGCTCTAAAGCTACGGCATCGAATGGATCGTAGACGTGAATGGATGATGTCCCAGATGTTTATTAATGGCTCTTTGAAGTATGAACAAAAAGGTGGTACTAAGTTTACAATCAGTTATGGTGTTCCAGATACACACATTGTAACACTTGCGAATGACCGTAAATGGGGTACTGGTGCTTCCCGAAATCCAGTTGAAGACATTTTTGACGGTAAGAAAGTAGTTGCTGATGATAGTGGAGCTATTATTGACCAGGCTCTTTGTAATAGTGAACTTCTGAAAATTCTTATTCTTGATGAGAAAATTCAAAATCTACTATCAAAATCCGCATTCGGTAATGGTGATCTATTCACGAATCCTAAGACTGTTATTGGTAGCCTTCTTGGTATTGGTAATTTGGTTCTTTATGATGAGTTTTATGAGGTTCCTGCTTGGTTAACTGGGGCTGTTATCGGTGGTTCTACTACTGATATTCCTGTAGATGACGCAAGCGATGCTGTTGTAGGTGGTACTCTTCGTTTTTATAATTCAATAAAATGGAACACATGGGAAGATTGTACTATTACCGCTGTAGATATCGAAAGCAGCGTTATCACTGTTGGTACTGCCCCTGTAAATTCTTACCGTGCGGGTATTGATCGGGTAACAACTAAGAAGAAATTCATTGATGATGACACATTCTTTATGTTCTCTACTTCCGCTGAGGGTCAAAAGGTTGCTGAATTTATGATGGCTCCTTACGGTATCCCTCGTAGACACGGTATTTATACTGATAAAAAAGACGAATGGGATCCAGAAGGTATGTGGCTACGTATTCAGGATAAGGGTCTTCCAGTTTTCTACAATCCGGATACAACTTATAAATTGATTGTAAAATAAATTATTTCTATCTTTCCCGGGGGAATCCCCCGGGAAATGGTGGTAAGGAGTAGTTATGGAAAGGGTAAAAGCGAAGGTACTTGTAAATTTACGTGGAACTGAAGGATTATTTTTACGGGGGCGTATTTTTGAGGGGGAAATATCAGAATTCCCGGAAACAATACAGGATGAGATCAGAATTAAATCAAAAACTATTGAGGTGGTTGTTTTAAAACCAGAAAAGAAACCGGAACCGAAAGTTACATCTAAGGTAGAATCGGAACCTGAACATAAGATTACACCAGAGCTTGAATCCACCGAGGAAAAAGTTCGTCCTAAATCTATAGAGAAGATTAAGCCTTTGCGGAAACCGAAAATTAAAACTTCTGAAAAGTAGGTTAAAATGACTATAGAGAGCAAAGCTGCATTAGTTTCAATAGTCGAAACCCTTATAGGGAGTTCTTCAACAGCTATATCAAGTGATGGTCTTTCTTCAGCGGTTGATATGGCCCTTATGGAACTTCCTTGGACATTCCCGTTAACTAACCCTCAAAAAGAATTTTGGATTACTGAGAGGGCAAGACGGCATGTTTTGTATGTTCTTATGGTCGAATCCGCACATAAATTCAAGTATAAAGAAATTAGTCTCCAACACAGATTCAATAATTATTTTAAACTTATTGATATGATGGATACAAAATTTGAAAAAGCATTAGAGGATTTCCCGGATATTTTTGATGTGTTACCAACTTATCCAAGTCTGTGTGATTATATAACTTCAGGCTTTGTTTACGATCAGTACGGTAGGGACGTTTATTAAGGGATATTATGAGTATAGGACAAGATATAGCTTCTGTTTTACAAGAACTCGGTACAGTTACTCGTATTCATAAGTTCGATGGTACTATTATTGAAGATGAATACGTTGATACTGAAGCCTTTACTGAAAGTTCCGCTGAATGGAAACGCCAACATTTTGTTACCGTGTCTTTTCCTTATACTACCCAGGTAGAAACTTCTGATATTATTGAGTTCAACAACGAATTTTATATAGTTACGAGCAAAGATCCTGCTCTTTTTGAGAATGCCCCAGTTGAATATCTTTGTGCCTGTCTACGTTGTAACTGTTTCGGTACTTTTGAGCGGTTTAACGAATCCCCGGGGTATGACGCTGAATACGAACCTTTATCTCCCTTTTCCCTGCTAATTGACAACGTAAGGGCTGCTTTTATTGAGACTTCCGCATCAACAAAATATTTATTGACGGGGGGTGTGTCCGGGGATGACTTCGTATCAGCAGAATTATATATAAGTCCATATACTGATCTTGAAATTGGTGATCGGTGGTTCCCTGATAGAACAAATCGGACAGAATATTATGAGGTGAAGTTAATACAAAAATATAGATTAGCCGGGACATACGTTTGTCTTTTAAAGGAGGATAGACGATGAAGTTAAAGGGCGGCAGTATTCTATATTCTTTAAACGGGCGTCATATTTTAGAAACATATGATAATCTTCGTGAAAATTCCCGTATGTGTGGTGAAATGAAGAACTCTATGGCTTGGTGGAATCCTTCAACTGGTGAGGGTAGGGTTACTCCGGCTATTTCTGCACATCTTGCAGCTTTTATCAGTAATGTTATGAAAGATAACAGTAGAGTACCTGCGGTTATGTCAATGACACCTTTATCTAAAACTTGGAAAGATATGGATGAAAAAGATGACAAAACTGGTTTTTGGTATAATAGGGGGCAGTTAGCAAACAGAGTAACGACTATTAAAGTTGGTGAAAATATTCGTACAGTAGGTATACCTCAAAATTCAACTATGAGTAAAGGGGGTTGGGGGCGACCTCATCAAATTATAAAAGCTGCTATGGTAGCCTCCGCATTAGAATTTGGTTTTATGAATAAAAATACGTATGTAGCTGGGCGTCCTCTTTTTAAGCATGCAACTGAATATTTTATTCAGAAGTTTTTTCCTGCATGGCATAAGGTTATTGGTAATTCTATAAGAAATACGTATGTAAAAATAATTAATGATAGACGCAAAGGGGCGGTAACCTCTATTGAGAGAGTAACAAAAGCTGACATGACTATTGCTATGAGTGAGAATACGTTACGTTCTATGAATCCTGAAAGTGATCCAGCATTTAATTACTCTGATGATATGATTATTTCTGAAATGTCCGGGGGTGCTTCTTTTCGTGCTGAACGTAGTAGTGAATATTACAAAAATGAAATAGTACAGGAAACCGCAAAAGAGATAAAACGTAGTATGAGTAACCAGGATGCAGAGGAAGCTTTGAAATGGTTCAGAGATAATCCAGATTGGAATAAATAATGATAAAATTACTTGATATGCAAGCAAAGGATGTTCATTTACTTATGGATATACCTTTGCGGGATTTAGAAATGCTTGTTCATGTTTTAGAAAATTGCACTTATAATTACAATTCTGAAAACAAAGAGGAACAAGAAATAGCACAGGAGTTAACAACGAAGCTATTCCCGAATTTAAAGATGGTGTTGGAGGCTGCTCATGGTACACCTAACACATAGTGTTGTTGCTCTTAGACGCTCAATACGAAAATTCATCATTGATAATTTAGTCACTGTTGAAGGACTGAAAGTTTTTTTTGATTTTTCGTATAGCACCCCTGACGAGGATAAGTGGGTTGTTGTTGTCACTGATGAGATAGATATTGATTTTTTAGCATCTACACATATTGTGTTGTACCTTTTTACGAAGAATGACATATCAGGGGATAAATTAGCATCTTTACGGGATACTGTTTATGATTATTTCCTTGATTTAGATATAACTGACGGTAAGGCACGCATGCCGTTATATGATGAAGACTGGGACGTTGCTGAACATATTGTAATGTCAATCGTTAGAGAAAGCGGAAAGGAGCGGGGTGAAACCGGTACTTTCTACAGATGGATACAGGTCAGACTTAATTGGGGGGCGAAATGATTATTTACTGTGAAAAGTGCGGTAAAAAACTTATTGAACGTAATCCTAATGGAGTTTGGCATTTTCAATTCGGGAAACAACGAACATCGGGGTCGATTGTTGATATAGAAATTCACGGTTCTATAAAAATGACCTGTCTACGACGTTCGTGTCGTCATGTAAATAATTTACATTATTTCCCGGAACATAAATGATTATCGGGGTAATAACAAAAAACTAAGGAGATTATTATGAGAAGTGGTCCAGTTACTAAAGATACGAGTACTGTAGCATTAGGACTTGCTCAGATACGAGTTGGTGATTCAGCAAGTAATATTGCTACAACTACATCTGTACTGTCAAGTACTAAGTCTATTGGTGCTTTAGCAACAACAAATTTTACAAACAATGTTGATTATTGGAAATTGGAATCGGGTTTTCCGATGCTTGAGGATTTGACTCTTCCTTTGAGGGAAACAGCCTCTCTTGAATGCGAGTTCAAAGAGTTATCCCCTTACAACCTTGCTCTTGCTAAGGGTATTGATCCGAATGCAGATGTAAGCGCAACCGCTACTTTAGGTGATGCTGTAACAACTTTAGGGACGGTTACGGGTACAATTGCTGTTACTGACGCTGGTGGTGTAACTACTGAGAATTGGACAGTTGTTTTCACTGCTGCTACTGCTGCTTCCGTTTACGGTAGTATTACTGGTCATGTTGGTGATTGGGCTGATGTCACATCCGGTGACTTTGCTCCTGATAACAGTGGTAATCCGTACTTTACAATTCCGGATACATTCTTTACTGGTACTTGGGCAGAGGATGATACATATACGTTTAAAACTACTGAGTTCGTTGCTGGTACTTCCGTTTACGCTGACAATCATGCTGGTGAGATTGCACTTGGTTCTATTAAAGCACCTGATTTTGTCCGTATGGAAGCTGTTTACACATACCCGAATCAGACGAATCATATGTACATTGTTTTCCCCCGTGCGAATGTTACATCTTCTATGGAAATATCACTTCAGGCGGAAGATAACGCAAACGTTGGTATTACATTTGAAGCGAAACGTGCAGACAGTGAAACATCCGGTGGTGATGCTGCCTGGGATGCAGCGCCTTTAGGACGAATTTATTTTGACTAATCGTTCGTAAAGCGGAATTAGTTATAAAACCCCCTGTAAAAAGGGGGTTCAATCCAATTATTTAATTAGGAGCAGTAAATGTCAAATCCAAATGTAAAATTAAATCCAAGTATTAAAGAAGTTCAGGTAGGGGTATACGAACTGAAAACCGTAAAGATATACCCATTATCAGTAGCGAAGCAGTTCGAATTAACCGATATTATTGAAGGGGTTATTCAGCAATTCTTATCGGGCGATTTTGAAGAAATGGGAAATGAATTATTGGTAACATACGTTGTTTCCGCAATAAAAGATAATTCCGTAAAAATTATTGAGTACGTTACAAAGCCCGGGGAAGTCAGTATTGACGATTTAACCATAGAGCAGTTGTACGAAATTGGTAATATTATTTACGATACCAATTATAAGACGTTAGTAAAAAACTTGAAAGACCTCTTCAACAAGATGAAGACCAAATTGGATTTGAAGGGGTCGTTGCAAAAGTTCTCAGAAACACAAGCTACCGTTTAGACGATATTTACGTTAAGACGTTTTTAGAGGGTGGATTAACATTAGATCAATTACAAGGTCTTTTTATTGAGTTCCAAAAAATCGAATTAGAGGAATTCAAGGCACAGGCTTCTTTACAGGGTGTTTCATTGAGCGATGATGTTAATACCCCTAAACAAGAAAAAAGGGATAATATGTTGTTTAAAGCTCCTGAAGATTACAATGATATGTCAGAGGAAGAGCGGGAACAAGCAACAAAGGAAATGATGTCCCGGTATCGTTCTTGGGCGGGGAATGCTTTAACAGGGAAATAATATGCAAGATGTAACTATAAGATTAGGTGCAGCGTTAAGTGGTGGAACCTCACAGGTATTCTCAATTTTACGAAAGGGGTTCCGGGAAGTTGCTAAAGAGCTAAAGTTAGTTGCTAAAGCTAATTTAGATATGCAGCGGACAGATATTGCAACTACTCTTGGGCATACTGCTTTAGCTTTGGATAGGATCGGAGCTTCTTTCGGTAAAACAGAAAAGAACGCTCGGAGCAATACCGAAGAGGTAAAGCGGTTATCTAAATCTTATAAAGAGCTTTTAAATTCTACTACAAAGTATTCCGGTAAAGCACACTCAGCTTTAAAAGCACTTGGCAAGGGGTCAGCAAGTGTTGATAAGGTTGAGGCTGCTTTACGTCGATTAAAAGTACAGTATAAGGTACATAAGCAGTTCTCAGATGATGTTAAAGCCGTTACCGATGCTTGGAAAGCGTATTCCGCAAATGTTAAAGTCGGTTCAGCCGCTTTTTACGATGCTAGAACAAAAGCACAGAATGTATCTAAGGCGATTGCTGATCTTGGTAACAGAATAAAAGTAGCTGGTGGTGATCAGAAAAAATTCCAGGAGTCAGTTAAGTTCAGCAATATTGTTTTAGCTGAAGAGAAAGGTCTTTTGAATATTGTCGGGGGTAGATTTAAATTTGCTTCCGATGAGGGAAAACGTTTAATCGGCGTTCAGGAAGGTATGATCACTAAGTTGAAAAAACTTATGGATGGTCAGACCGCCTATGATAAAGCTAAAGTTAAATCAGTTGAAATTGCCCGACAAGATAAAATAGCAGGTGAACAGTATTACCAAACTGTCGTTAAATTAGGAAAATTAGCGGGAAATAACGCCGAAAAATTCAAACACTATAACAAATCATTAGAAGCGTCTTGGGGGGCGTATAAACGGCTACAATTAGTTGTAAAAGATAGTTACCCGGAATTAAAAAAATACATTCAAAATGTAGATTTAACTAAAGCTGCCTTGCAGAACATGAACGGCAACTTAACGGCAGTTGCTGGTAGGTTCAAAGCTGTAAATATGGAAGGGCTTAGACCTTTCGGGAATATGACTATTGAAGCTGCTGAAAAGCTCGGTATTCTCGGTGCTGGTTTCGAGCGTTTGAAAACAAAACAGGCAGTTTATGCCGATATTACAAAGCGGACAATAAAAGAGGTAGAGCAGGAAACAAAGGTTTTACTAGATCAGGGTAAAAGCTTTAATGAGGTTTCGAAGCATATTGATAAACTGATTGCGGATAATACAAAATTACAGGCTTCCGAACGTAAGTTTGAAGTTTTAGCATTTCGTTACAGGGAAATTTTAAATAGTAAAACAAAGCTTGGGGCGAAATCTAATGAGTTTTTTAACGCAATGAAGCAAGAAGGCGCTAACATTGAACTTCTAACTAATAAGCTGACTGCGTTAAAACAAATCTACGATGGAGTTCAGCGTAAAAAAAGAAAAGCAAAGGATACCGCTAAAGATTTAGCAGCACAATACCGGGGATTAATTAATTCCAATACTTCCTACTCAAATAGTATGCAGAAAGTACTTGAGAATTTAACCCGAATGAAAATAAGTCAGGCACAGGCGAAAAGAGAAGCAAGAGCGCTTGCTGCTGAGTACGACAAATCACGTTCAAGTCTAACAGGATTCGAACGATCAATACAGAGGATCGGGAAGAGTTTTGCAACATACGCTCGTTATATGATGTCTTCCACGATTTTAAGGTCTTTTTCAAATACTGTTAATTTAGCAACAGATTCTATTATCGAACATGATCAGGCATTACATGATCTTCAAGCAATCATGCATGCTAATGTAGCGGAAGTTGCTTTAATGGATGAGGCTTTACTGCACGTTGCCCGGACAACTAAATTCTCAATTGCGGAATCTGCTTTAGGTTTACGAAAATTAGGTCAGGCTGGGTTCACTGCACAGGAAGCGATATCAGCATTACTGCCGGTAGCGGAGTTAGCAACAGGCACACTTGAAAGTTTAGACGTTGCTGTAAATTTAGTTGCTACGGCGGTTCGTGACTTCAAGATGGATATGTCCGATACATCAAAGGTTGTTGATATATTCGCTGCTGCTGTTAACGGTTCCCGGATGACTATTGAGGGTTTCAATACTTCATTTAACTACATCGGGCCTATGGCTCATGCTGCTGGTCTTTCGTTAAAAGACACAGCAGCATCAATGATGTTGCTTAGAAATGCTGGTTTACGTACTTCTACTATTGGTACAGGTTTAAGACGTGTTTTAGGGTTATTGCTTAATCCTACTGAGGCTCTTTCAGAATCCCTTGCTGAAGTCGGTCTTTCCGCTGATGATGTGAATCCGAACCTTACAAGTATGGGTAATGTTGTTCGTAACCTCGGAATGATTACACAGGATGCTGGTAAAGCTATTAAGATGTTTGGTTTACGGGGGTCTTCGGTTGTTACTGCTTTCGCAACACACGGGAGTAAGGAGTTCGATCGGCTCAGTTTAAAGTTAGAAGAGACGGGAACCGCCTCTCGTATGGCTGAAACACAGATGAAAGGGTTCCAAGTTACTTTAAAGAATATTAAAGATAGAGTTGGTACCCTTTCTGAGGCGATAGGCGAAGCTGGTTTACATGGTGTTATGAAATTAGTTTTCCAGAGTACAAAGACCGTTATGGACCTTCTTGAAACCTTTGCACGATCAACATTAGGGTACGTCACAATCAATGTTGTTGCTTTAACCAGTGTTTTAGGGGCCTTAATTGTTTCTTTTAAGCTTTTAGCTGCTATACGATTAGGACAACGTTTTACTGATATGGCTTTAGGCATGTCAGCTTACATACAAGTGGCAAGTGCTGCTATTGCAAAAAATGGTATTCTTTCCGCTTCTTTTGCTGGTGTTTCTGGATCTACTGCTGCAATGCGAGCCTCTATAGGGGCACTACTCGTAAGTATTAAAGGGTTCACCGCTGCAATTATCGCTCAAGTGCGGGCATTCTCGATAGCACACCCGGCAATATTTGCCGTAACGGTTGCGTTTAGTGCCCTTACTGCAATTGTTGCAGCAGCAAAAGCAGCGCATAATTCGTACTTAGAATCATTACAGCAACTCGTTATTGATGAAGAAAAATTTGCTGGAGTATTAGAAGAATCAACCTCAAAAATAAATCAATACAGACAGGCTGTTCGCCATTCCGGAAAGGATTCTCAGGCAGCAAGTGAGGCCCTTACTAACTTAGTTGAGAGAGCAATAAAGTTAGGTGAAACACACGGTGATTTGAAAGGGGCTTCAGAAAAATTATCAAGGGCTTTAAAAAATGAAGAATCCAGTTATTTTTCAGTTCAGAACGCCATTAAAGAATACGAGGAAGTTCTTAATAAAGAACTTTTAGGGGCTTACTCCCGTCAATTAGTTTCTTCCGAAAAGCTTCTAAGGGGACTATCCGCACAGGCTGTTTTATTTAATGATGTTCGTTCGGGGGTTTCCGCAGTAAAGAAAAGTATGGTTGATGCTGTTACAGGGCAAAATGCGTACACTTCTTCTATTGTAAAAACAATTCCTTTTCTTGGTTCTATGATAAACATGTTCCAATCGTTAAATAAAGGGTACAAACAGCTACTTGAGTGGAGAAACCCGTTCTCAGTACTTGATGAATCCGGTAAGCCTGGAGAAGCTGGTGTTAAAGAAATGGAAAAGCTGGCAGAAACCAGCGAAGCAGTAGCAGAAAAACTTAATTTAATGAAAGATGCCTCTAAATCGTTAGCGTATGAATTAACTAAGAGCATTGACTTGTTAAAAGTATCTGATGATGAGGTTCAATCTATAGTTAATAGTTCGTCTAACGTGCTAACAGAGACTTCTATGGGGGCATATTTAGTTTCTGAAGCTGTTAAAGAAATGGTGGATAGGGCGAAGAAAAAACATGCTGAATATGTTGAATCGCTTGGTGGGTTACAGACCGCCACCCGAAGGGCGATAAGCAATGTTGTAACTGACTACGAACATTTAGCGAAAGCATTTGAAAAAGGATCAACGGAAGATAAACT